GTACTGACTTCATCGAGTTCACCTGGGTCTGGAACCAGATCCAGGGCCTCAACACCCCCGGCCACCACCGCCGGATCGCCCGCTGGCTCGACCAGCGGGTGGCGGCCGAGGAGCGCCGGCTGCTGCTGATGGCGTTCCGCGGCTCGGGCAAGTCCACCATGGTCGGGCTGTTCTGCGCCTGGTGGCTGCATCGCGACCCCGATGCGCGCATCCTGGTGCTGGCGGCCGACCAGGCGCTGGCCGGCAAGATGGTCAACCAGGTGCGCCGCATCATCGAGAAGCACCCGCTGTGCGAGCATCTCCTCCCCGATGGAGAAGACGCCTGGGCGTCGGACCGCTTCACCGTCTCCCGCCGCGCCGTGCTGCGCGACCCGTCGATGCTGGCGCAGGGCCTGACCGGCAACATCACCGGCGCGCGGGCCGAGATGATCATCTGCGACGATGTCGAGGTCGCCGGCAATTGCGACACCGCGGCGAAGCGGGCCGACATGCGCGAGCGGCTGGCCGAATGCGAGTTCGTGCTGGTGCCGCACGGCATGCAGATCTTCGTCGGCACGCCGCACACCAATGAAAGCCTGTACCGCCAGGCCGAACCGCTGCTCACCGGCGCCCGGCGCATGGTGCTGCCGCTGCTGAGCCGCGCCGGGCAGAGCGCCTGGCCGGAGCGCTTCCCGCTGCCCGCCATCGCGGCGCTGCGCGACCGCGTGGGGCCGATCCACTTCGCCCGCCAGATGCAGCTGCAGGCGGTGCGCAGCGAAAGCATCCGGCTCGATCCGTCGCTGATCATCCGCTACCGCGACGAGCCGGACTACCGCGAGGCGAACGGCCGGGCGCAGCTGTTCCTGATGGGCGCCCGGATGGTCTCCGGCGGCGCCTTCTGGGACCCGTCCTACGGCCGGGCCGAGGGCGGCGACGGCTCGGTGCTGGCGGTGGCCTTCGCCGACGCCGAGGGGCATCACTACCTGCACCGCCTGGCCTGGCTGCGGCACGACCCGGCACTGGGCGACGACAGCGCCGGGCAGCAATGCGCCCAGGTGGTCGAGCTGGTGCGCGAGCTGCACCTGCCGGCCGTCCTGGTCGAGACCAACGGCCTGGGCAAATTCCTGCCGGCGCTGCTGCGCCAGGCGCTTTCGAAGGCGCGGGTGCCCTGCCTGGTGCGCGAACACGTCAGCCATCGCGCCAAGCACGAGCGCATCCTGGCGGCGTTCGATCCGCTGCTGGCGGCGCGGCGGCTGCATGCCCATGACGACGTGCTGGCCGGCCCGCTGCCGGCCGAGATGTCTGAATGGCGGCCGGATGACCGGGCCGCGCGCGACGATGGCCTGGACGCGATCGCCGGCCTCGTCCTCAGCGAGCCGGTGCGGCTGCCCCGGCTGCCACCGCCGCCGCGCCCGCCCTCGTGGCGCGGGTGAACACGGCGTGCGCGGCCTGGCCGGCGGCGGTGATCTGCCACCGGCCATCCTCCCGCCGGTCGGCCAGGCCCATGCCGCCGAGGCGGTTCAGGCAGGGGCCATCCTTCAACCCATCCGGGCGGCCGTGCGCCTGCACCAGCGTCAGCCGGTGCAGCGCCGAACGGCAGCAGGTCTCCAGGTAAGGCTCGTTCCACATGTCCAGCTTCCTCGTTCGGAGAGATATAGCATGAGTCCCGCCGACCTGCCCCCTTCCTTCGTCGTCATGGTCATCCAGACCAAGCTGCTCTGCGTGCTGTTCTGGATGCTGCACGGCATCCGGCGCGAACTCGACCACCGCATCGAGCGCGGCGACATGCGCTCGACCGATGGGCTCAGCCGCACCCGCGACGAGCTGGCCGCCTTCAAGCTGGAGGTGGCGCGGACCTACGTGCCGCTGTCGCTGATGCGCGGCGTGGACCAGCGAATCACCGACCACCTGCTGCGTATCGAAGCCAAGCTCGAAGAGGTCACCCGCAAATGA